TATTCGGACGCCGAGCTGCTGGCCGCGTGCAATGGGCGTGTCGACATGCTGGCGAATCCGTCGGCTGGTGGCAATTATTTCAGCTTCCAAACTGACCGCAACACATCCAGCCAGGCCGCAACAAACTCCGAAGCCTACACCACGATGACGAACTTCCTGGCGCTGACGCTTGCCGCGAATTACGGGTTTGCCATCGGTAATCCGCAAACCGGAGACTTGCGAAAGGATATTACCGACTCACTGAGCGCGTTCCTTACCGGACTGTGGAAAGTGAGCAAGTACATCGGCAACGTCAACGCGCCGAGTGCGATCCCATTCAAAATTACTCTAAATGCATCGAACAACCCGAATAGTCAGGTCGCGCTCGGCGTAATGAGCGCACTGGTGCAAGTGACCTATCTGTCAATTGTCCGCACGTTCCTGATCAGCCTGCAGGGCGGATCGAGCGTTCAAGTCACCGTCCAGTAACCGTCAATCAACCCATGAAGCCCGCCTTTGCGCGGGCTTTTTCTATTTCAGGAGCCGCAAATGGGGGCACCCAACAGTTTTAACGTGGGCCGCGACGGGTATCAGCTGACGATTATCGATTCGTTGCTCGGCCCGATCACGTTCGACGGCATCACGTCGTTCTCGACCAAGCCCGCGATGGTCAAGCTGAAAAGCGTGAGCATTGACGGCCGCATTCGTCATCGCGTTATTCCCGACGGCCACACCGGCACGATCGAGCTGGATCGTCAGGACTCGTCGTTCGATACCTATTTCGCCGCGCAGGAAGCCGCCTACTTCGCCGGACTGGCGCCGAGCGACATCTTCATTACGCACACAATTCAAGAGCTGGACGGCACCACGTCGCAGTTTCAGTACATGGATGTCACTCTGATTCCGGACGACGCCGGCAATTGGAAAGGGCAGGACAAAATCACCGAAAAGCTGACCTGGGAAGCGGGCAGCAAAATCCAGCTGAGTTAAACCATGACCAAAGTCACAGTAAGACCCGATCGTTCCGCCCAAGCTGGCGCCGCTTCAACGCCAAGCGAGCAAATCATCCAGGGCGTGACCGATGAATTTGCCGTTGAGGACTCCAACGGGCGCCAGATCACGCTCAAAAAGCCTGGCATTCTCGCGCAGTACCGCCTGATCGAAATGATGGGCGAGTCGGCCAAGAATCAAGTCTACATGGCCATGGTTCTGCCGATCCTCTACGTCACTGCGATTGACGGCGCCCCGGTCCCGCCTCCGGCCAAAAAGTCGCAGGTTGAAGCGCTGATTTCCCGCCTTGACGACGCGGGCGTTGATGCAGTGATGACTGCCATCAATGAGCGCTTCGGCGCGGCCAATCCGGATGAGGATAAAGAAGCCTTAAAAAAGTAGTTCAGGCCGGCCCGATCCGCGAGGCGCTGTGGCTGGTCAAGCACAATGTCCCGTTCGACGTGGCGTTCCAGCTGGACGACGTCACCCGGGCGGGCTGGTGCATCATTTTTTCCGAGATGGAAGGGCAGACATTCGATTTCAACGCGATGGATTTCAAAAAGGCTGAGTGATGGAATTTGCGAACATGGGTGCGCTGGCCATACATCTCCTCGAAGCTGAGGCGGCGACGCTGCGCGCGCTGGAAATTGGCCTCGATTCGTGTGCGACCCATGTCAAAAAAGTCGCGAAGGAGGAAATCGGGGAATACCAGCCAGCCGTCGGCCCATTTCAGGACTGGGCTGAACTGGCGGATTCGACCGAAGCGGATAAGGCGCGCAAGGGCTATCCGCTCGATGCGCCGCTACTGCGGACTGGCGAAATGCGCGACGAGATCACGCATGAGGTCAGCGGGTTGGAGGCTGTGGCGGGGGCGAAAGACGAGGGCGCCGGAAAGATCCTGCAGTATCACGAGTTTGGCACGTCAAAAATGCCGCCTCGACCGGTATTGGGTCCGGCGATGTTCCGCAGCCGGAGCTTCATCCAGGAGCGATTGGGTGCGGCCGTTCTATCCGGACTGTTTCACGGCGCAAAAATTGACTCGTCGCTCGGTTACGACGGCGAGACGTCAGAACAGTGACGCAATGATCGCATACATGATTGCACAAAATGCGGCCAGGGCGAGCAGGCCAAAGACCATGGCTACTGACGACATGGTAAATAACAGTAGGCAGTTTTGTTGTAGCTTGCGCCAGTCTGGCGGCACATCTTCAGGCGGTACGTCCTCGATTTGTTCGCCGTTCCACTGAATCACGCGGTGTTTTTTTGCCATGGCTTCAATCTTTCGTATGGATAAATCATTATGGCATTCGAAGCCTACAGCGTCGCGGTAAAGCTCTCGCTGATTAACAATGTCAGCGCCGGGTTGTTGCTGATCAGCAAGAGTTTGCAGAGCGCAAATATGGACGCCAAGCTATTGCAAAGTAGCCTTGGAGCCATCGGTAAAAGAATGGCCATCGGTGGTGTGATGTTTGCCGGCGGCTTGGCTATTGCCTCTCTATTCAAAGCCCCGATCGAAGAAGCCGAAAAGTACCAGAACGCATTGACTCGGTTCAAGCAGATGAACCTGGGCGACGCAGTCAATAAGGACGCCGATTCGATGGCGCGGCATGCCAATGCGTTCGGCACGTCCGCGACCGAGATGATGAACACGCTGCGCGACCTGCATGCGGCGTTCGGCAGTTACAACGAGGCCAAGCAGTTCGCGCCAAAGGTCGCTGCGTTGAATGCAGCCAACAAGTCCATCTATGGCGATGGGCATGGCGTGGACGAGGGTGAAACCAAGGCATTGGCCAAGGTGATCGAGATGCGAGGCGGCACGGTCAACCCGGCCGCGTTCAATCGCGAACTGGATCTGATGCAGCGAATGAAGAACGCCACGGGCGGCGTTCTCGACGCAAAAATGCTGCGAGCTTACATGTCCACCGCTGGCGTGGCGGGCCGGTCGCTGAGCGACAAAGGCCTGGAAAACATGTCGGGGCTAATCGTTGAAATGGGCGGTCAGCGCGCCGGTACCGCAACGATGAGCATGTATCAAAACCTCATCGGTGGGCGCACTACAAAAAAGGCTATGGGCGAACTCGCCAGCCTGGGCCTTGGCACTTTGTCCGAGGCAAAGTCCGGCCACGTTGGCGGAGCACAAAAAACCACTCAGACCCTGACCAATATCAAGGGCGCCGACGAGCTCAAGGCCGATCCGGTTGGCTGGATCAAAGACGTCCTGCTCCCGCAGTTCAAGGCGAAGGGGATCACGGATCAGTCGACGATTCTGAAGACCATCAACGACATCATGACCAATCGCACCGGGTCGAGTATGGCGTCAATCACGGCGACGCAGCTAAGTGTGATCATGAAGGATGCGGCAAATGCCCGCAATGCCCACGGCGTTGACGCGACGATAAAGGATGCGAAAGGGACGCTGAGCGGCCAGATGGCTGACCTATCGGCCAAGTGGTCTGGCGTCATGCTTGAACTGGGCGTGACCGTGCTGCCGATGGCCATTTCTGCTGTCCGGCACCTGATCCCGGTTCTTCAGTCGCTCTCGACGTTCATTCAGAACAATCAGACGGCGGTGAAATTATTCGCCGGCGCGCTGCTGGGACTGTCTGCATTCCTGATGGGCGGCGGACTGATCAACATGATCATCGCGGCAGGGCGGGGGTTTGGCTTGCTGTATACCGTGCTCGGCCGGGGCCCGGGGATATTGAGTGCATTGGCGCGGTACGGCTCGACGTTAGGCAAAGCGTTCTTTGCGCTACGCACGGGAATCGTGGCATTAGCTACGTCGCCGTTCGTAGCGGGACTTGCCCAGGCAGTATTTGGCCCGTTTATCCTTCTTGGCAAGGTAGCTGCCACTGCCGGCCGGGCGCTACTGCCCGTGATGGGTTCCATCATCACATTTTCGGCGCGAATGCTGGGCTCTGGCATTCTGCTGTTGCTCAAAGGCATGTATCTCGGTGTTGACTTGGTGGCGCAGGGCCTATTGTTCGCCGGTCGCGCCATGCTCATGAACCCAATCGGCCTCACCCTGACCGCTATTGGCGTTGCCGCCTACCTGGTCTATCGGAACTGGGACACCATTCTGCCAAAGCTCAATGCCACATGGACGAGCGCCAAGAATGGATTGATTGCCTTCGGGGCTTGGCTGGGCGACTTTTTTGGCAACATGCGGGACTCGCTCAAAGCGTTGTTCCTCCCCGTCTGGACGGCAATAAAGCCGGTCGTGCCGCTACTCGCCGGCGTGGCTGGGGCGGCGTATCTGATCTGGAAAGATTGGGGCACCATCCTGCCCAAGCTAAAGACCATCTGGAGCGCGATTACTGACGGTATTCTGAACATGTGGAATCACATCAAGTCGTTTTTCGGACTGGGTGGCGATGTAACGAAAGACACCGGCAAGCCCAAGCAGACCTTTATTCCAAAGAGCGCTGCCGGCACCATTCAGGTTCATTCCACGATCAATATGGATGGCAAGAAAGTGGCTGAGGGCGTTTCAACCCATCAAGGCCGCTGGGCCAACTCGCCGTACTCGGGCAGTGGCCATGACGGCAATCTGGCCATGCCGCTACCGGGCGCTCGGTAGCAACACATAGCCGCTTCTGGGCGGTTTGTTCATCTCAGTCTCACGGTTTGCGCCGCGGGGCTTTTTTTACGACTACGGATAGGCCGGCCAGCCGACAAGCGCGCTTCCCGGGCGCGCTTCCGCAGTCTCCGAATCCGGGTTTCTGCGGGGGAATCCCATGAATAAACCAATAGATCCGAACGGCCTGTTCACGATGGTGACCGTTGATATTGACGGAGAGCCAAGGGCGTCGACAGAAGTGATTGCCCAAGGCGTCGAGCAGCAGCACCCCAGTGCCATGAAACTGATAAAGAAGCATCTCGCCGCCTTTGAGTCGTTCGGCTTGGTCAGATTTGAAATCCGACCAAGATTAAAGGGGCGTCACGGTGGCGGCAACGTTGAATTTGCCATGCTCAACGAACATCAGGCCGCGCTGCTGATTTCATTCATGCGCAACACACCAAAGGTCATCGACTTCAAAGTTTCGCTTATCCGTGAATTTTTCCGGATGAGTGAAGCGCTCCAGCGTCGCGACATGGGTCTGTGGCAACAGATGCAAGCCTTGATCGCCCGTGAGGTCGAATCGAAAGTGCGAGCCTCGTTTGGCTCTCGCCTAATGCTTGAGCGGAAACGCGAGAAGCCGCGATTTGACCAAGAGCGACGTCGGCTTGAAAGCCAGATCCAGCCATCCCTCCTCAACTGACCCGCTCCGGCGGGTTTTCTCTTTTCTGAAGGCCGTTAATGGATCCGATTTTTCTGGTGCTCGGTGATTTCGTGTTTCAGGACATGGAAATCCCTGAAAGCATTCCGTTCGGCGGCTCCCAGCAATTGGCTGTCAAAAAACTGATTGGCGGCGGACGTGTCATCGATGCCATGGGCACCGATCCGAAGCCGATCGAATGGTCGGGGACGTTTTTCCCGACGGCAGACGGCCAGTCCGCCCTTGATCGCGCACAGCAAATTCAGGGCATGAAGGACGATGGCCGGCCATTGCAGTTGTCGTGGGATCAGATTTTGCTGTACGTCTACATCAAGGATTTCGAGCCGGATTATCGATTCGGCCGCATTCCGTACAAGATTTCATTCGAGATCCTGGTTGATGCGACGCAGCCATTTTCGGCCGCTACCGGCACGCCACTGGATACCGGCGCGGATGA